CCTAGAGTACGTGCCCCGCGTAACAGTTCTCAGCACGGCGTCCCCCACAAACTGGTTTTCGGACTTTGCCGACGCGGCTTTCTTTTCTGCCTGCATGATGTACGCCAACCTGTGGACTAAGAATAGCGCCGCCTCCCAGCTTTGGAAGGCATCTGTCGATGAAGAACTTGCTACCCTCAACAACGAAGGTCGCCGTACGCGCAAGACCGACACAGTAGACCGTAGTGCCGGCACCCCAGATAATACCATCTCGGGCCAAATCTAATGTCCCTTCTAGATATGTGGTCGACGTGCGACCGCTGTGGCTTCACCAACCGGCGCCGGAATTTATATAAGGAGACTACGGGCTTTGTCGTCTGCCGCTCTTGCTTTGATGGCCACTTTGATCGACAAAATCACCCACTCAACCGGTCCGCTAAGCCGCGTCGGGAAGCGCGCCCTATTGAAAATGCTCGTGCGGATCAGACTGACTATGGCGCTTAAAGTCTGGTCCATCTGCGACCGCTGCGGCTTCAAATATCATGCCCGCCAATTGCGGCAGGAATCTACTAAGCTTGCCGTTTGCGAAGCCTGTTACGATGGCCACTTCGATATCAAGCGGCACCCACAAAATCGTCCACCCCCACCACGCTTAGAATCTAAAAGAGTCCCCGATGGCCGCGCCCCTGACGATATCAACGATTATCTCCTACTTGAAATTGGTGCCCACCTTCTGCTAGAAAATTCCGATAGCATACTGATCGACACTAAACCATGGGTAATAACCATGACTATCGGGGGCGTATAATGAATGCTACAAGCGTGTGGGACTTCTTCCTCAAATTTGTATGGCCACTCGTAATGGCCTATGCACTTTTCCTTCATCACCAACTCTCCGGCATCAACACCAAGTACGAGCAGCTTAAGGATGCCCATCACCTTCACGTCGCGCAAGTCAACAAAGACTTCGCCACCCGCGAAACCGTAGCCGAACTTGAAAACAAGTTGACTGTCGTGCTAAATCGTATTGACGACAAGGTCACCCGCATTCTAGAGCAGGAGCGCCGTTAATGCCTTCAACTTACGACCCCCTTCTACGCCTCGAAAAGCAGGCCGTCGCGGAAAACGCCAATACCTGGGGCGACAAGCTCAATAGCAACTACACCTTGGCCGCTGAAGCCATCGCTGGCTACGTCTCTATCGCCGTGGGTGGTTCCGGTTCTTATTCCCTTTCCGTTGCCAATGCACCCAACAGTGACGAAGCCCGCAAAGCCATCCTTGCCCTCACCGGCACCCTTACTGGCGACCGCAGCATCATTATTCCTTCCACTTCTAAGGTTTATTTCTTTCGCCTTGCCACTACCGGCGCCTATACCGTTACTGTAAAAACCGCAACCGGCGCCGGCGTTATCCTTTCTTCTAGCAATGTCAACTGCGTCGTATGCGACGGCACCGACTGCTACTTCGCTTCCGAAACTAACCGCGTTAATCGTGCCGGGGACACCATGGCCGGCACCCTAACTATTGCGACGGGCGACCTTATCGTCTCCACTGGCAATGTTAATGCCCAGGCTGGCAAGCTGACCGAAGGAGGTTATTCGCTTATCCCCCCTGGCATGATTATGCCCTATGCGGGGGCTTCTGCTCCTGGCGGCTGGCTCCTCTGCTACGGCCAATCCCTCAGTACCAGCACCTATGCCACCCTCTTCGCTGTCCTCGGTTATACCTACGGCGGTAGTGGGGCTTCCTTCGCCCTGCCCGACTTGCGCGGGCGCTCCATCTTCGGCAAGGACAATATGGGCGGAACGGCTGCTAGCCGCCTAACTACCGCCATTTCCAACGTTGATGGTACTACTCTCGGTGCCGCCGGGGGCGACCAACGTTCACAACTTCACACTCACGTTCTTACCGATACCGGCCACACGCACAGCATTACCGACCCAACCCACACACATACCAATACAGTCAGTGTCGATGGCACACATGAGCATACATTTGATTACACTTATCTGATTGCCGGAGATGTTTTACGCGGCAGTACAGGCGGCTACCAGCTTTCTACATTCAAGGTGAACACCAACACGGCAGGCGGCCATCAGCACGTTGTTACTATTGCTGCAAACTCTACTGGCATCACAGCTACGAATGCTACTGCTGCCAATGTCGTAGCTAATTCCATTACGGCGGCTAATTATGGCGCCGGGAATTCCCAGAATATTCCTCCCGCCATCGTAATGAACTATATCATTAAGACCTAATCATGCAAGACCAGATACTTTCCGTAGTCGATATCAAATCGGGCATCGTCAAGGAGCAAACTCCGAAGGCAGCGGAAGGCTACTGGACAGATGCTGACAAAGTTCGTTTCCGCTTTAATAAGCCCGAACTCATCGGCGGCTGGCAAAACGTAACTACCCCCACCAAAACTGCTACTGTCCTCGGCTACCCGCGTGCCATCGAAACTGCTCGCACCCTAACTGGCACTAAGGCCGCTGTCGTCGCCACCCATCAGGGCGTTTATTCTAGCGACCTTTCTCAATACTATGATATCACTCCTGTCGTCACCACCATTGCCGTCAACAATGTTTTCTCCACGCTGGCTGGCTCTAGTTACGTAACCGTCTCTGTAACCGCACACGGCCTCGTTGACAACACTCTAATTAGCCTTGTATCGGCAGCCATTAGCATCGGCGGCAACATCAAGCTCAATGCCGACACCAGCACTCCGCGCATTTTCCCCGTTGTAGTTGTCGATACCAACAGCTATAAAATTGACACCAGCGTAATTGCCGCTGCAACTAGCGCCGCTACAGGTGGCAATGCCACTATTAAGCAGTATGTAAATGCCGGCCTCGCCTCCAGCCAGTTTATAGGCGGCTACGGCACCGGCTACTATAGCGGTAATGTGGGCTTTGGCACTTCACCTTCCGGTACTTACCGCGTGCCGCTGCGTCTATGGTCGCTTGATTTGTGGGGCACCAATATGATGGCCGTTCCTTCGCGTGGCCCCCTCTACTTGTGGGATACTGCTGCAGGCATTACTACCCGTCTAGCAATCATAACTGCTGCACCATCCGTAAACCAAATAGTACGTGTAGCTTCCGAAGCCCGCCATGTTGTCCTCTACGGCACACACGATACGGGCGGCACCTACGATCCGCTTCTCATTCGGTGGTGTGACCAAGAAGACTACACGACTTGGACGCCTACCGCAATCAATACTGCGGGCGATAATCGCTTACAATCGCGCGGCTCGGAGATTCGAAGTGTCAATAAGATGGCCGATAAAACTGCCATCCTTACCGACGCTGACCTCTTCATCCAGACTTATATTGGCGGCAATGACGTATTTGGTTTCGTGCGCGTGGGTGAAAACTGCGGCGCCTACAGCCAAAACAGCGCCGTCGAATACGGAGGCGTCCTCTACTGGATTTCTAACAATGGCCAGTTCTACAAATACGATGGCCGCGTCCAGCCCCTTGCCTCCACCGTCCTTCGCTACGTTTTTCAAAACATCAATCCCCTCTACTACGATAAGATCGTCACCGGCGTCAACTCACAGTTCGACGAGATCATCTTCTTCTACCCGACCTATGCTTCTACAGACGGCGAAAATAACTGCTACGCAATTTATAACGTAGTAGAGCAGCACTGGACTATCGGTACGCTTTGCCGCACAGCCTGGATGGATCGCAATACATTTGATTATCCTCTCGCAGCCGGCAACAAGGGTGAGGGTCTTTTCTATCACGAAGTCGGTTATTCTGCCAACGGCACCCCTCTAAACGCCTACGTGCATTCTGCCTACTTCGACATGGCATCAGGTGACCAACTGATGTTCTGCAATAAAATCGTGCCCGACTTCAATACCATTCCAAAGGGCACCGTCTTTGCCGGTAACGTCAACATCTATCTCTACAGCCGCCGCTACCCAGGCTCGGACCCCATCATAAAAGGCCCCTACCCTGCCACCGGCACTACGAAGAAAATTTCCACCCGCCAGCGTGGCCGAGAATTTGCTATCCGCTTCGAATCTAACAGCGAAGTAGATAAGCCGTGGCGTATGGGTGAATTTCGCCTAGCTATCGAACCGGACGGCAAACGATGAGTAACAAGCGGCGCACCTCCCGTCAGTTTCCTGCTGCCCCTGCCACATGGGATGCCTCCTCTAAAGAAACTTGGAGCCGCCTCATAAGCGTCCTCGAATCCAGTGAGCTTTTCGACACGGGCCGCCGCACGCGCCCCTATTTCTATATCCCTAACGTAATCGTCAGTGTCAGCACAACGCTCGATCCCGACACCATTTCTCTTCGCGACCTCGCCCACGTAGTCGCCAAGCTCGTTCAAGAACTCGGACGCGGCCCCTACGTCGACACCAACTAACTTTTTGATTTTCCCCACCACGTATGCT